CGCTGAGATGAAAGATGGAAAGCCTACCCGACTTTTACTTTCTCTTAGAGCTTGGGGCGCAACGTCCAAGGAAGACGCTAAAGCAAAGGCTAAAGCGATCTCTAAGAGGAACAAGAAGTGAGACCAATATCTGTAGGCAATAACTTAACAGCAGGATCAAAGACTACTGTCTATACTGTTCCTACTGGTTACTATGCCTTATGGAATCTTTGCTACATCTCTAACCATACTGGTAACAATAAAACTGTAAGCGTCTGGTGGTACGACTCTAGTGCCAATGCTGAGATTACTGTGATTGATGCTTATCAAATTGCAGCTACTCAGTATGTAAGATTTGATGGTGGTGCTTATGTTGTTCTTGAAGAGGGAGACCAAGTAAGAATCACTCCTGAGTCTGCTTCATCAATGTCTTCTACCAATACATTCGTGCTTTATGGAGCGCAAAGAACATGACATACCTAGAATTAGTCAATGATGTACTCACTCGTTTGCGTGAGACTAATGTTTCTACTGTTTCAGAGACAACATATTCTGCTTTGATTGGCAAGTTTGTCAATGATGCCAAGCGACAAATTGAAGATTCTTACACTTGGAATTGCTTGTCTCAAACCATCACAGTAACTACTACTGGTGGCACACATTCATATTCTTTGACTGGTTCTGGTCAGAAGTTTCGTGTAATGGACTCCTTGAATACAACTAGCAATGTTGTGATGGATGACATTCCTTTTACCAGTATGAATCGCAAGTTGAACTTTGTGACTCCAGTTCAAGGAATCCCATCTGAGTACTGTTTTAATGGTGTAGATGGCAGTGGTGATACAAAGATTGACTTGTATCCAATTCCTAATGGTGTCTTCACTATTTTGTTTGATGTGATCATTCCACAAGCGGCTTTGACTTCTGATAGCACTTCTGTCAAGGTTTTAGATTATTTGGTGACTCAGAGTGCTTATGCACGTGCTTTGATTGAGCGTGGTGAAGATGGTGGTACTAACTCTTCTGAGGCTTATGCGCTCTTTAGAGGTATGTTGTCTGATGCCATTGCAACAGAGAGCACACGTTATCCTGAAGAACAAGTATTTGAGGCAGTGTAATGGCAGCTCCACTACAAAGTAACAGTGTAAGCGCACCAGGCTTTTATGGTCTGAATACGCAAGACTCTCCATTGGATTTGTCTTCTGGCTTTGCTTTGGTTGCTTCTAATTGCGTGATTGACCAGTATGGACGTATTGGTGCTCGCAAGGGTTATACATTGGTTAATTCTTCATCTGGAAACCTTGGGTCTAACGATGTAACTGTTATCCATGAGTTAGTGCAGATTGATGGCACATTGACTGTGTTGTTTGCTGGCAACAATAAGTTGTTCAAACTTGGTACTTCCAATGCTGTGACTGAGTTGACCTATGGTGGTGGTGGTTCTGCTCCTACCATTAGTGCTAGTAACTGGCATTGTGCTTCTTTGAATGGAATCACTTATTTCTTCCAAACTGGACACGATCCATTGATTTATGACCCAGCGGTGAGTACTACCACTTATCGCAGAGTTTCTGAGAAGACTGGTTATGTAGGTACTGTTCCACAAGCAAACATTTGTATTTCTGCTTTTGGTCGTTTGTGGGTTGCCAATACATCTACTAACAAAGTAACGATTACTTTCTCTGATCTGATTGCAGGTCATGTATGGGGGGGTGGTACTACTGGTACTTTAGATGTGTCTCGTGTATGGCCTAATGGGTCTGATGAGATCATGGGATTGGCGGCTCACAATGATTTCTTGTTTATCTTTGGTAAACGACAGATTCTTGTTTACTCTGGTGCAACAACCCCTGCAACGCTCCAGTTAAGTGACACAGTAGGTTCTATTGGATGTATCGCTAGAGATTCTATTCAGAGTATTGGTACTGATGTAATTTTCTTGTCAGACTCTGGTGTTCGTTCATTGATGAGGACTATCCAAGAGAAGTCTGCTCCTTTGAGAGACATATCTAAGAATGTTCGTTCCGATTTAATTAGCTCTTTAGCTGTTGAGACATTGGCTAATTTGAAGTCTGTTTACTCAGAGAAGAATGCTTTTTATCTGTTGGTTTTGCCTACATCTGCACAAGTCTATTGTTTCGATACAAAGATGCAATTGCAAGATGGGTCTAACAGAGTAACCAAGTGGGATTCCATCACTCCTAAGTCTTTGTATTCGCTTAGAAATGGTGATTTATACATTGGTAAGACTGGATACATTGGTAAGTATGATGGTTACTTAGATAACACTTCTACTTATCGGATGGCGTACTACACGAACCATGCTGATTTGGGTAATGAGAATCAGATCTCTGTTCTCAAAAGGATTAAGACAATCATCATTGGTGGCTCAAACCAGTTTGTCACGATCAAGTGGGGATTTGACTTCGCAGCCAACTATCTGTCTGCAAACGCCAACATTGCTACACAATCTATTTCCGAGTATGGAATAGCTGAATATGGGATTGCTCAGTATTCAAGTGGTGTGCTTATCAGAACATTGGATGTGAATGCTTCTGGTGCAGGAAAGATTGTTCAAACTGGTTACGAAACTACAATTAACGGCACTCAATTATCAATTCAGAAGATTGAGATTCAATCTAAGAACGGGAAAATATCATGAGTAACTACACAAAAAGTACTAACTTTGCAACTAAAGACAATCTAACACCTGGTGATCCACTCAAGATTGTTCGTGGTACTGAGATTGATACTGAGTTCAATAACATTGCTACTGCTATTGCTACCAAGACAGACAATGCTTCTGCTGCGATAACTGGTGGAACAATTAACGACACAACCATTGGTGCGACTACTGCGTCTACTGGTGCGTTTACTACCATTAGTGCTACTGGTGCTATTACATCTACCTTGGCTACTGGTACAGCGCCTTTAGTGGTTGCTTCAACTACGAAGGTGACTAACCTTAATGTTGACTCATTGGATGGTGCTGATTGGGCATCTCCTGCGGCTTTAGGTTCTACTACCCCTGCGGCTGTCTCTGCTACGACTTTGAGCGCTTCTGGCAATGTAACCCTCTCTGGTGGTACTGCTAATGGTGTTGCTTATTTAAACGGCTCTAAGGTTGTTACAAGTGGCTCTGCGCTTACTTTTGATGGGACTAACTTAGCGACTACTGGAGATATTTCTCTTGGTGTTGGCAAGTTGTTGAAATATTCATCTAGTGCTTACATCACCCCTGAGAACAATGTTAGTGGAGCAGAAATTTCCACACCTGGAGTTATTACATTTAAAGCTGGTAGTGGTGCATCAGAACAAATGCGCCTAACCAGCACAGGTCTGGGTATTGGTACAAGTTCACCTGCTTATAAGTTGGATGTGATTGGCGTTCTCGGTTCAGGCAATGGAACTATTACTTCTGGTTTTTCTTACGACACAGGTGGATTGGTTGGTACATTCTCAAACCATGCTTTAGGTGTTTTGACTAATGGTAATGTTGTTGCAAAGTTTGATACCTCTGGCAACCTTGGATTAGGAGTTTCTTCTTTTGGAACTTCTGCAGCTAAGGTTCTAGGTTTAGCAAATGCTACTGCTCCATCATCTTCACCCGCAGGTATGGGTCAACTTTATGTTGAAGGTGGCGCACTTAAATTCCGTGGTTCTTCTGGAACTGTAACAACAATCGCACCTGCTTAAAGGAACATCATGTCAGTAACTTGGTCTATCGTAAATCTTGATCGCAACACAGCCGATGGTTTTGTAACCACAGCACATTGGTATGCTTATGCAATAGACGGAGATCACTCTGCTTCTGCCTACGCAACAGTCTCATGGGCTGAAGGCACTCCTACAATTCCTTACGCATCCCTCACAGAAGCAACAGTCCTTAATTGGGTATGGGAAAGCGTAGACAAAGAAGCTACAGAGTCTGCTTTGGCGGCTCAGATTGAGTTGAAGAAAAACCCTGTAAAAGCTACTGGTAAGCCTTGGGGTGAAGCATGAATTTAGATTTAGAACAAAGTGAAGTCCAATTCATCTTGAATGTTCTTGGTGAGATGCCAGCTAAATCTGGTGTCTGGCCTTTGATTGTTAAGATTAAAGAACAAGCAGAAGCACAAATCCCTAAAGTGGAGTAAAAATTATGGCTAGAGCAAGAGAAAACAATTTCCTGAGAGACTTCGAGGACACAGGTTTACAGCCTAGTATTCAGCAAATGCTTGCTCCGCCACCTGTTGTTCAGCAACCTACTATGGCAAAGCAACCTACTATGGCTACAGATAAAGCAACAATCATTGATAACTTGGTAAAACAAATCCAAGCCAGAAGCAACACATCTCAATGGTCAGGTGGTGTTGGTGCTGATCAAGCTACTAAGGACATGGCTCGAATTCTTGCTGAAACAGGAATTACAGACATTAGTCAGTTTGGCCCAATAACCCAACAAGTTGAGAAGATCGTAGGTTATGAGGATACAGGCGAGCCAATTTACCAGACTGTAACTGAGCAAACCTATGGTAATAAGTTAACAGGTCAAGCAGTTCCTAACACCTACACAACACGACAAACAGGTGAGTTCTTTGGTGGAACTTACGAGGGTAAGGGTAATACTGGATATGGTGTTAAGTTTGATGAACAAGGAAACCCTAGTTTCTTTACCCAAGGTGCATCAAGCCGTGATCCTATTGTAAAAGCGGCAATCCCTATCGGTGCTCTTGCATTGGGTGCTTATGGTGCTCAAAGTCTATTGGGTGGTGCGGCAACTGGTGCTACAGAAGCGGGTGGTTTACTCTCAGGTGCTGCTCCTAGCATTGCCTCTGTTGCTCCTGAAATTGCATCTACAGCATTTGAATTAGCCAATGCAGGAATAGCAGGTGGTACTTCAGGTTTTACAGCGGCTGAGTTAGCGGCTATTGAAGCTGCTCAAGCAGCGGGTACGGGTGGTTTACTCTCAAGTGCGGCTCCTAGTCTTGCTGCAGTAGCTCCTGAAGTAGCGGCTGTTGCTCCTACTGTTGCTTCTACAGTTGCACCTTCTGTAGCACCTGCTGTTGCTTCTGCTGTAACACCTGCTGTTGCACCAACAGTAGCCTCGACTGCTGGTGGTCTTTTAAGTTCTGCAATACCAGGCGCAGGTACTATTGGTGGTGCTTTGGCTTCTGGTGCTTTATCATCTTTAGGTGGTGCTTTGGGAGGTGCTGTGACTGGTGGATTAAACAATCTTATTTCTGGTGGTTTAGGAACTGCTGGCAACTTGCTTCAAATGCAACAATCAAGAGAAGCGGCTCAAAAGGCTCAAGCAATGATTGAAGCAGAGACTGCTGCCGCTAAACAAGCCGCACAGTTTAGACCTGTTGGAATGACAACTAGATTTGGCACTTCTGAGTTCAAAGTTGATCCTACAACTGGTCAATTGGTTAGCGCAGGGTATACCTTAACGCCTGAAGCTAAAGCACAACAAGATAGATTAGTTGCTTTACAGAACCAAGGATTGACTCAGGCAGAACAGGCTCAAGCACAATTTGCTCCTTTGCAAACAGGCGCTCAATCTCTGTTTAACCTTGGTAATCAGTACTTGGCTCAAAGTCCTCAAGATGTTGCTCAGAATTACTTGAATCAACAGTTGGCTTTGTTGCAACCAGGCAGAGAGTTAGAGTTGGCTAATCTGCAAAACAGACTACAACAGCAAGGTCGTTCGGGTCTTTCTGTTGCCCAAGGTGGCTCTTATGGTGCTACAACTCCTGAGTTACAGGCTTTGTATAACGCTCGTGCAATGCAAGAGGCTCAATTGGCGGCTAATGCTCAACAAGCGGGTCAACAACAGGTTCAATTTGGTGCGGGATTACTTGGTCAAGGTGCTCAAACAATGGGTCAGTACTATGGTGGTCAGCAAGCGGCTTTTGCGCCTTATACGACTGCTTCTGGACAAGTTCAAGGTCTTGAGGCTCTTGGTCAACAGCCATTGACTATGGGCGCACAACTTGGCAAAGAAGCGGCTCAAGCGGGTGCAAGAGTCGGTGAATTGGGACTCGGCGGTGCTAGGATAAGTGCTGGTTTGGCTACAAGTGCTGATGCAACAAGAAACTTGGCGGCTCAAGGATTGATTGCGGCAGGTAATCCTAATGCGATGTTTGGCAATGCTATAGGGGGGCTACTCAGTGGTGGCGCACGAGCATTATTTAGCCAAACTCCTCTAGGTAGTTCTGGTTTTGGAACTGGTTTAGCCTATAGTAATCAAGACATGGGCTTGTATTTTTAAGGAGTCATCATGGCAGATAGTATGGTAGCGGGTCTTTTTGGTTTGACTCCTGAGATGTATCAAAACCAACAGTATCAACAAGATTTAAAGCGTGGTTATGAGTTAGCCCAACTATCTCCTGGTGCGGCGGCACAAGCGGGTCTACAAGCTAGTGTTGGTCAACTTGGTCGTGGTGTGGCTGGTTTGATGGGTGTAGAAGACCCAATGCTAAATCGCATCACAAAACGTCAACAAATACTTGGAATGATTGATCCATCAAAGCCTGAAACTTTTGATATGGCGGTGCAATTTGCATTACAAAGTGGGGACGCAGAAGCCGCCCTTGCTTTGCGTGAGCAAGGTACGCAAGCCAGAATGCAAGCCATGAAGAATGAGGATTACTTGACTCAACGTGGTCAACGTATGCAAGCTCAAGGACTTGAAGGCATTGCTCAAAACTTGATAACACAACTGAAAAACCCAGATGGTAGCGTCAATGAAGAAGTGAAGAATAGACTGTTGTCATTCCCACAAGGACAGGCAGCAATCTCTCAGTTGGCTAAAGTTATTCCTGATCTCCGCAGGATCGGTGCAATGGGTGTTCCAGAAGACAACCCATTCAAGGTGTTTATTGATGATGAAACCATTCCAAAGAATGTTAAAACACTTGCAACACAATACTCAACAAGTCTTACCAAAGGTATTCTTGATCCCGAAAAAGCTGATGTTAAAGTAAAAGAGTTGAGCGAAATGATTCAACGAATCAATCAATTTGAGCAAAATCAAGCTACGATTAAAACTCAACAAGAACAATTGAATGCTTTTAAATCACAAGGATTGGCAAATACTCAGCAGTCATTGGCTATTCAAAATGCTCAATTAAGGTTGCAAGAGCAGAATAATCAGTTCCAACAACAAATGAGGTTGGATAAGGCAAAACGTGATGAAGAAATTGCTAGAACTAAACCATTGCCAAGTTATCTTGCAAAAGATGAAGAAGCAGATTATGGAACTGCAACTGCCGCAACAAACTTAGCATCTGATGCCAATAACTTCATCAATAGAATCAAGTCTGGCGATATCAAGTTTGGTCTAAAAGATAAAGCCAGTATCAGAGCAAGGCAATTAGTTGGATCAAATGATCCTGATGTTCTTGCTAGAGAAGATTATGATAAGTTCTTGAAGGTATTGACCAATGAGAGTTTGCGCTTAAACAAAGGAACACAAACTGAAGGTGATGCTGTAAGGGCGGCAAAAGAACTTGAAAGTTCAGAGTCTCCTCAAGCGGCAGCGGCTGCAATGAGACGTTTGGTTGAAATCAATGTAAGACGTACTCAGAACGCTGCTGATGATGTATTGAGACGTAGAAAGAATGCCAATTTCCCTGAACCAGAACGTGCAATTGAAGTTCCTAAGTTTGATGTTCAAATTATTGACAATGCTGACTATCAAAGGTTTTTAAAGAACCCCAAGTTCCCATCAGGAACAGTATTCATTGACCCCGAAGGACAAAGAAGGACAAAACCATAATGGCTGATTACAAAGATGCACCCATTGCTGACCAACCACAAGCATTCAAATCAGTGCTTGGTTCGCCTGTAAAGTACTCAGGGGTAGCCGAGACTGCTAGGTCTATTGGTCAAGGCTTGACCTTTGGAACACTTGATGAAATTGAGGCTGCACTTAGAACTGGCTCGATTAGTGGGCCAGAGTATGAGCGTCAACGTAATATGTTGCGTGAACAACAAAAGCAGTTCGGCATGGATATGCCAATTGTTAAAACAAGTGCAGAAATTGGTGGAAGTTTAATTGCTCCTCTAGGGATTGCTAGACAAGTTGCAAAACTTGCCCCTGCAACTCAAGCATTGATTACAGGCCAAACTGTGCCAGGTCAAATTGCCCGTGGTACTGCAATTGGAGCAACTACAGGTGCAGCTTCCGGTTATGGTTTTGCTGAGAAGGATGAAGGATCAGAGACCGCAATGGGTGGCGTGTTTGGCGGTTTGTTGGGTGGTTCTGTTCCTATTGTTATTAAGGGTGTAGGAACTCTAATTAAGAACGTTTTGAATTCTGCGGGTATTGGCGACCAGGAGGCTGCGGCATCAAAGATGTTGGCAAACTATCTTCAAAAAGACAATCTTTCTCCAACAGAAGCACAACAAGCATTAGATGAATTGCGTAGGATTGGTGTTCCTAATCCGGTCATTGCTGACTTGGGTAAAAGCCTGAACGACTTAGCCTATAGCGCATACACTGTCCAATCTGCCGCCAAGGGTACTACAAAAGAATTCCTTGAGAATCGTCTTATTGACCAACCTAATGACATAGTAAAAGGCTTGGTTGAAAAAGCAGGCTTGGCTAAAAACGTCAATGGCTTTGAGTATCTTGAGGCATTAACTGCAAATCAATCACGACTTGCTTCTCAAGCATATCCAGAAGCCTATAGCAAAGCCATCAATGCTGTGCCATTTAGAAAGTTCATTGACAGAGATGTTTTTACTAAAGCCTATGGAGAAGCGGTAAAAAGAGCAGATGTTTATGGTCAAAAACTGCCTGACCTTGCTTCTATTCGCAATGCTCAATCAGTTCCTACTGATGTTTTGCATCAAATTAAAATGGGTCTTGACCGGATTGTTGATGCTGAAACAGACAACATAACAAAAAAGATATCCGGTTATGGAAGTGATGTCGTTAAAGTAAAGAACGAATTTAATGATCTCATTAAGTCACTCAATCCTGAATACAAGAAAGCCAATGCAGAATTTGCTGATGCAGAGCGCATTAAAAACGCTTTCAAGATGGGTGAAGACTATCAAAAACTTAACCCCGCAGAAGCCGCATCTAAGATCAAAAAACTGACCTCTGATGAGAAAGAGGCATTTCGTTTGGGTGTGATGGCTGATGTCAACGAGAGACTTGGAAACTTCAAAGGCGGTGATTTTACTAAGCAAATCTTTAAATCAGAGAATCAAAAGCTCTTGTTAAGAAATGCTTTCCCAGATCAAGCCTCATACAATGATTTTTCTCAATACGTCAAAGGCTTAAACCGCCAGGCTGAAACCAAGCAACGTGTTCTTGGTGGCTCTAGAACAGATGAAAACAAAGCGGTGCGTGAGGAGGCAAGCCTTTTGGGTTCGCTTGCACAAGCAAGTGCTTCCGGCGATCTTGTTAGTCTTTTACGTTCTGGAGCATCAGCTCTAACATCAAGAGCAAAAGGCATAAGTAGCGAGAGTTCAGAGGCTCTGCAAAAACGATTGTTTACTGTTGATCCTGTAGAGCAGACTGCAATCTTGCGAGAGTTAAACAAGAGAGCGCAAAGACCTAAAACTGGATTGCTAACTGGTGCTGCGGCTGTTGGAAGTGCAACTGGCATTCTTGGCGATTAACTTGAAAGATTGGACTTTAGCAAATGCGACAGTCCTTCTTCTTTGTTTTTTAATTTGTTGTAGTTGAATGGTTTTATTATGTTGCCCATAGATCCAGTAACAGCTCTAGCAGGTATACAGAGTGCTGTAAAGCTCATTAAACAGGCTTCTAAGACTGTTGATGATGTTGCTTCTCTTGGGCCACTATTAGGTAAGTATTTCAATGCTAAGAGTGAGGCTACGAAGGCTGTTGTAGAGTCCAAGAAGAAGGGTGGCTCTAGCATGGGTATGGCTATCGAGATTGAGATGGCTCTTGAGCAGACCCGTGAGTTTGAGAAAGAACTTCAGATGTTGTTCTTTCAGGCTAATAAGATGGATGTCTGGGCAAAGATCAAGGCTCGTGCCTCCGCAATGGATGTAGAGGAAGCCCACAATGCTCGTAAAGAGAAAGAAGCTCTTGCTCGTAAGAAAAAGAAAGAACAAGAAGACCTTGAAATGGGTCTAATGATTGGTGGGCTTGTATTGGTTGTTGCGCTTATTGCGTTTGGTGTCTATGAATTACTAGATCATTGTGCAAAAGTGAGGTGCGGAAGATGAACTTCTATCAAAAGCAAGCAGATATGACTTTCAAGATAGTGGGTTATTCTTGGGGGACTATTCTCTTCTTTGACATTATGAAAGTACTTCCTAACTTCTTGTCCGACAGAATAATGAACGCTCTTTTAGCAAAGTTGCCAATATGAGATATTTGATTTTGTTATCTGCAGTATTTCTATCTGGTTGTTTTGACGACAGATACAGGTACTTTTGCCAAAATCCTGATAACTTTGTTCACGCTAACTGCCAAAAACCTAAGTGTTTGTTTACCCAGACTTGTCCTGAATACCTTGTAGCCCCAATCTTGGAGAAAAAAGTCAATGAACAGCAATCAGAAACCAAGACCAACAATTGAAGAGGTAGAAACCTACGTCTGGGGCTTTGTGGTCGTCATGGTCACATTGATTCTTTGCTTTATTGTTGTTGCTTTGCTCTACTCTGTCACGTTTGTGACTCAACCTATTAAGAGCATGGCCCCGATTGATATGGCTTACACCAAGATGCTGAACGACATTGTTCTGCTGATTGTGGGTGGTATCGGTGGAGTTATCGGTAAAAAGGGCGTAGGAACGGCTGTAAACGCCATCCAGAACGCTGTTTCTCCTACTCCTAGTCCTACACCGCCTCCTGTGCCTGTATCGCCTCCTGTGGCATCTAATACTTGGACTTCAACAGGTTCAGCACCTAACTGGATGAACTTCAAGAATCCTGATTTAGATGAGTCTTGGACACCTCCTCCTCCTCCGACTACACCTCCTGATTTGCTAGAACCCGACCATGAGCGTGAGCAGTTGGCAATGGCTCGTAAAGAGGTGAGCTAATGTTTGGCATACCATTACCTTGGGTTCTAGTGGTTCTTTGTATAACCTTGTTTGGAACTTACAGAGGTGGATACCACTTTGGTTGGTCAGACAGGGATAAAGAGATGCAGATTGAGATTGCTCGCAAGAATGAGGAATCTCGTCAGACTGAACAGAAACTTAACGAACAATTAAACGCTACTGCTGGTAAACTTTTGGAGGTTAACGATGTTGTCAACAAAAAACAAAGTGCTTTGGATGCTGCCATTCGTGCTGGTAGGGTGCGCCTCCCCACCGCCAGTTGTGTACAAGCCCCCACAAGTACCCCCGTTGCCACCACAGATACAAAAGCAACCAGTGAACCTGACAGACCGACTGACACAACTTCTGATGCCGACAGAGCAACCCTCCAAGCCATCGCAGAAATAGTGGCGGCTGGTGATCGGAATACTGCTGCACTCAATGCGTGTATAGATTCGTACAATCAGATGAGAGATTTGCTAAATGGTAACAAGTGAACAACTTAAACAGCTTCATATCGGCCCTGAGTGGTTAGATGGGTTAAATGCCACATTTGAGCGTTTTGACATTATGAATCCCCTTAGAAAAGCGGCTTTCATTGGTCAATGTGGGCATGAGTGTGGGAACTTCAAAATACTTGAAGAAAACCTGAACTATCGTGCAGAGGCTTTACAGAAGTTATGGCCTAGAAGGTTTGATGCTACTAAAGCACAGATGTGCGCTCGCAATCCTAAGTTGATTGCCAATACTGTTTACAGCTCACGTATGGGAAACAGGGATGAGGCTTCTGGTGATGGCTATCGGTTTAGAGGTCGTGGGTGTATCCAATTGACAGGACACGCCAATTATTACCATGCTGGTCAGGCTTTAGGGGTGGATTTTGTGATGAATCCTGATCTTGTGGCAACCCCAATGTATGCTGCACTTACTGCGGGATGGTTTTGGGACACCCATAAGCTAAACCAATACGCTGATACCAAAGACTATAAGACCATGACCAAGAAGATCAACGGGGGATTTATTGGTTTGGCAGACAGAGAAAAGCACATTGCCCATGCTCTCTCTGTCCTTGGTTAACCTTTCATGTTCCTTACGAAAGATGCAAAGCTAGATGCTGTGTCACCAAAGGGTTTCATCTTGTCAAACTCTAGGGCTACCTCTTCTAGCGTCCTCCTTCTAACAGGACAGTTTCTTCCTTGTGTACAGTCATAAGTGCAGCACTCCATACCGCTGCTCTTAAACTTGTTTTCCCTCTCAATACGCTCAAATTCATAATCTTCATCAGATTTCATTGATTTTTCTCCCGTAATTTGGCCTCAACAGCTCTGGCAAAATCCTTGTAGAAGTACATTGGGTTCATTTGAAGATGAATTTGCTCATATTCGGCATCTGTCAGACCAACCCAAGGGCGCTTCTTTTTCCCGTCAAATAAGCCATCTATGTAAGCATATGCCATGCTTTGTATCTCTTTTCTCTCTTTACTCATTTCTTCTCCTGCAAAGAGATAGGCATATAGATGCAAGCCTTGTCCTTGCTGTTAACGCAAGAAACATGAACAACATCCCTTAAACCAAAGCGTTTACAGTTATGGCACTTAGAGTCAGGCTCTTTTGGTAGACAACCAATGATCTTAAAACCGATCATTTGACTCTCCTGAATTCAACTTTTTCTGGTGGAGGAGGAAGCATCTTCTCTGAGGGTGGAGTCCAACCATGCTTTCTCCAAAGTGCCTGGACATCAGATCCTGACTCCCACTTGAAATCCTTAGTCGGAATAGATGGGTAACTGATCTTTGAATGTGGAGGTAATGTCATTTTGTCACCCGCATAATTCTTTGTTTTCTACCTGAACGACCATTGCGTGTACCAGTAATCTCAATGAATCCCTTGTCTAACAAAGCACGATAACGGGCTGTTATGGAGGAATATGGGTATTGGGGATACATCTCTAGCACCTGATCAGAAATACACCCCTCTGGAAAGCTCTTAATGGCCTCATAGACGAGTTGTTCTATCTTGGTGGTGTCAATGGCTTGGGATGCCTCATGGCTCGTTACAGGGTCTTCTTTTCGTACCAACTTAAATGCTGGTGTACCAAAGAATCTGTCCATTGACTGCTTCATGTTGTTAAAAATATCATTCATCATTGACTCCTATTAGGTGAGGCTACTCGCTGCGTCTGTGCGTAATCAGAGGCTTTTGATCGCAACTGGCACAGCATCCGCTTTCGCCTCGTAAACTTAATAATCCATTGCTTGTCGAATGTCTCGAATCTTCATCTTAAGAAGTGGGCCAAGACTTTCTTTTGAGTCTTTTAATCTTTGCAACTCTGATTCAAGATAACGAATCCTCTCGTCAAGGTTCTCCTCTACAGTTGGATTTCTGTCAATGAGTTGAGCAGATTGAATAGCAAGTTTTGCTTGAGCTTCAGGGTAATAGTTCATTTGTTACTTTCTAAAAAGGCATATCGTCTGAATCAAAGTTGGTCGCTTTAGACCGCTCTGATGGCTTTGCAATTGGTTCCTTGGGTGACAGTGCCAAACCCATGAATTTGCCTGATTTACCTTCTTTGATCCAAGCAGATAGCCAGTAATCCTGACCATTTACTGTGATATTTCCTTTGTAATCAGGCGCACGATCATTATCTTTTTTATCGGATCGGAACAAAACTCCCGAGTTATCTTTCTTTTCCATTACATTTCCTTCGCTTTCTTTAACGCACTTCTTACTTTACTTGGAAGGAGTGTCCATAGGGCAATCTTTTGTTGATCGTCTAGGTTCTCTCCCTCTAACTTAACCCAAGCTGCCTTGGGATCACCTTGCTCACAAGTGGCAATCAGTTCAACTGCCATCTCTTGTAAGTACTGTAATTCTTCTGGTGGAATGTCATCTGTTGCACCCTGAGTAGGTGTAATAACCACTGATTTACCCTCTTCTGGAAGGTCTTCACCCGCATAAATGTAGAGTCCCAAACCATGCAGACTCAGAGCCTTGGTCATACAGCGCATGATGGCGGTATTGACAGCAAAAGCATCAGGATTAGGGATGGCTTTGTTTCGGTAGTCCATCACAGGAAGCTGACAGGTCATTGGTTTGCCAAACATGGTGGCAGTAACAAACACCATTGCCGTACCATTGATATCCATGAAACACTTGTCACCAAACATCTCCACCTTGTAGGAAGCAGTAGGATCGGCTTTGAGAGCCTCTGCCCATGCCCAAGCCCATGACAAATAGGTCAGGTTGTTTTTCTTCTCTGTATGAGAATTAACATCTTTTTTAAGTAACGCTTCTATTGACATATTCACTCCTTTAAAAATTATCGTTTAACTCTTGATCAATGATTTGTGTTTGTTGGTCAAGGTCTAATTCCTTGAACTCAATGAAGTCTGCTTCTTGGCAGCAAACTATTCTGTTTCCCTTGGTTGTCAAGCAATAAGGACAGTATTTAATGTCAGAAAACTCTTCCAAATAGGTCTGAAATAGTGTTTTCATGTGAGCCTATCGAAAGCCATTTCCCAGAGAACATCACCTGCTAGATCGGTGAGCTTGTTTAACTCATCCTCTGTCAATGGTGTTCCATCTTCATAGCATCCACCTGAAAAGTAAGCATCAGAGAAGTCTGGATAATCTCTGCTATCTACTCCATCTACTTGTAGGTCTATGACCTTTTTTCCATTAAGAATCGGCATATTCACTCCTATTTGTTTATCAAAAATGTCCGTTTTTGCAATTCGTCCCTGCATGATCTCCCGTGGATCTAGTTGGTCACAAGTTTCGATGGCATTGCAACTTTTTTACACGATGGACTTCGCATGAACACTGACCAACACCTTTAATGTGCCACAGGTTTTACAACTATTTAATAGGGGTTTTCCCTAGTTACGCAAAGTTTTTTCTATGCTAATCTGAAAAGACTTGTCCTATTAGTAAATAGCCCTTCTACCTACTTCCTTCTTCTTATGCACGTTGAAATACTTGAACAAAGATGCGCTGAAGCCTTGCTTGGGTACTCTCAAACAATGGCAGTTGCTTATACAACCGAACCAGAGGACTTAGATGCCTCTATGACAGCCCTACTTGCTAGAACGCTAGAACTTCATCTAAACCGAAAAATCAATTTGGAGAACCTTTTCAAATGACTCAAGCCATGATCATTAAAGCTCTACAGAATGGGCCACTTACTTCACAAGAACTATGTGATTTAACAGGTATGCCTAAATCATCTGTATTGTCAACAGCTAAGAAGTTGAGATACAAAGGTGAGCTAACTACAGAAGAGGTTAAGGTTGGTCGCTACAGAGTTGCCAGGTACACCCTTGCTGATCACCTGATTGAGAGCAGACCAAAAGATGAGCCTCGCTGCTTATTGAACCCTTTTGACATCAGGAACGCCAAAGGTATCTTCAGCAAATCAGAGTATGCGGTGATGAATGCACAAGCTAAAAGATTGCTTGGCAGACCAAAACCTGCCAAAGAGATCACAAATAATCAATTTATTTGATTTACAAAGTAGAATTGTTTTGATATTATGGAATCCAGCTAGGTCGGACTAATTACCCGACCGAAAAGAGTTATCCCTTCTCCTGCTGGCAATTCCTTCTAAGGGTGTTTTAAAAAAGCGGAAATCATGCACTTTTACAAGTTTCACATTGGTGACTACATGAGTCACACTCGCCATCTTTCTTTGTTAGAAGACTTGGCATACAGAAGACTTTTAGACTTCTATTTTCTCCATGAACAACCAATTAGGCACAGAGATGCTGCTAGACACATTGGCATGAGAGATCACGAGGAGGATGTTTTGACAGTCCTTAATGAGTTCTTTTTGTCCACAGAAAATGGGTTTATCAATGTTCGTGCAGACAAAGAAATAGCCGAATTTCGTAAGCATCAAGCCGTTTCTGCTTATGGTGCGTTTGTCAGGGATAACCCAACTTTGAAGCATTTGGTCAATAAAGAGGACTTTGTGTTTCACTATTTGTCATTGTCCATTGATGTTTATATAGGTACATTAAGGGGTAATGATGTACCCATCGTGGACACATCATCGGGTGACGATGCACCATTAACCACTAACCATAAACCATTAACCAATAACCAGATAGAGAAGAGAGCAACTAGCGTTGCCTGTCCACCAGATGTTGATCAACAAATTTGGGATGATTGGAAACAACTCAGGAAAGCCAAGAAAGCTCCTGTGACTGAGACTGTTGTTTCAAGCGCAAGAAAAGAAGCGTCAAAAGCAAATATGTCCTTCAGCGACTTTTTATCGGTTTGGTGTGCTAGAGGCTCTCAAGGTTTGCAAGCTGATTGGCTTAAACCAGAGGAAAAGAATCTCAGTAAAACTGGTCAAATG